ACAAAATCTTTACTCTTTGCTAGTTTTTGTTTTGCATAATTGATGGCCTTTGGCCCATACTTTTTGCCTGTGTTAGCGATAATTTGTTTAACTGCCCCAATACCACCCAACTGCATAGCCTGATCTACAATAGCCATAGCGCCACGTTCGTCTACCTGACGCTGTACTTGCTCACCACTTGCGGGACTTCCCGCACCACCGAATTGGCTACCACGGAATCTGTTAATGTGGTCTACGGTAAGTGGGGTTTCCTTCAAACCTGCAGTGGTTAGGACTTTCTTTATAGCCTCTTTTTCTTCTGGCGAGCTTTGCGCAGTGAGGGTTTGCATTATTCTTTGTAGCCCAGCTTGATACTCAGAAGAATCGGGGTCTGTTGTGCCCCCAAGCGCCTGCACTTCTCTCTGCGCATTTGCTACAACGGCATTAATGCCACCACCTTGATTATAACCAACAATACCCCCGCTAGCCATCATAGGACGAGGAGCACCCCCCATAGAAGGTAAGCCACCCATAGGAGGACGAGGAGCACCTTGAGGCATAGGAGGACGAGCACCTTGAGGCATAGGAGGACGAGGAGCACCTTGAGGCATAGGAGGCTTACCACCACCCATAGCGCCCATTATACCGCCTTGTTGCGGAGGTCTCTTTTGTTGTTGCTGTGCGCGTTGCGCTAGTATACCGCCAGTCTGGTTAGCCACTTCTTTTTGAGTAAGGCCAAGCAACTGCTGTTCCTGTTGTTCGGCTATCGTTCCGGGATTCTGTTGCTGTTTCATTGCTAGGTCTCTAGCAGCAGCTTGTTTTTCTTCTAACAACTTTCGCGTAGCAAGAACTTCAATTAGGTCAGGGCCAGCACCGGGGTTTAAAGGCTTTCCACTAGAGGCTAGCTTGTCTTTCTGGTCATCTACCATCTGATTTATGTTCATGCTTGTTCTCCAGTTTCACTATCACTACCGCCATCTAGCCCCACTATTTTCAATATAGTCTCAAGATCGTAACCCGCATTCACTAGTTCGTCTACCTGACTAGGTTCGGTGTAACTTCTACTCTGAGCACTAAGTGGCATACCTTGTAGTAGCGAGTGCAAGAATTGTAGTTGTTTGTAGTCGTAGTCCTGCTCTTTTATATACTCTTCGTAATCAGCAGCTATTCCTTCTGAAGCTATGCCTCTTTGGACTCCACCTGCCTCGGTCTGAGCAGCTAACACGTCCATGCCGTACTTATTAGTCATTTCTTGGCCAGTTCTAGCTCTATCTACCGCAAAGTCAAATCCTTGAGCCCGTTGAGCTGCTGCCATATCACCAATACCGCGGTTTAGGTTGCCAGCTCTTTCGGCACGCAGTAACGCATCTCTTGAACCACCAAAAGCACCGGCATTTGTCATAGCAGATCTATCAGCTAGTGCATCAATCTGGCTTTGTCTGCGCATGTCAGCAGCAGTACGATTAATTACAGTATCAGTGTAAGGGTTCATATATGGGTCTAGTGTTGCTGCATCAGGAGTAAACCCACCCATCTGATTAGTTATTGAATCTGCGCTAGTAGGATTATTTAGTTGTGATATACCTGTAAACCCTTGGCTTTGGAGTGTGCTAGCACCTGCAGTTAACGGGCCTTGGTATGCCTCGTAGGGGTCTTTAGCTATTGCAGCTGCTGGCTCTAGTATTCCAGTAGTAACGTAGTCACCTGCCCAGTTAGATAGGCTAGATTCTGTGCCCGCAATAGCTCCAGTATTATCTGTCATGCCCGTGTCTGTACCAGTAGACCCTGTGTTACTAGCGTCTTGTTCAGTAGTGGTTACTACAGGGCCCGCGTCTTGAAAGTTAGTTTTAACTGGTTGACGTTTATATACAGAACCCCCACCAGCATATTTAGCTATGCCGCCTTTAGCCATCTTAGGCATGAAGTTCTGTGGGTCTATTTGTTTGCCTTGATTTGGGTTGCCTGTGCGAGCTTTACGTACTCCGTCCATCATACTATGTAACTGGTCTGCGCCTGCATCTGAATTACCATTGCCTAGGTGACTTACAACATCAGCAGGTATTACAAACTCACCATCACTCAGACGTGCTTCTTGCTTACCGTCAATACGGGCAGGAACTTTGTCAGCCATGCCATCAGTCTTACCACCTAGGTAATAACCTTTGTGTGCTCCAGCAATACCGCCTTGCGCATACTTAGGTACACGACCACCCATAGCCATACCGGTGGCACCTAACGCAGCGGCTTGTGCTGAGGCCGTCGCTTCCGCTTCTTCCAAGGTAGGTATTTCAGTTTCGGGGCGTTGTGCATATATAGTGTCAGAAAAGTAACGTCTACCACCAGCACCGGGCCTACGAGCCAAGCCTTGGTCGTACTTGTCTCCCTGAGAAATAGCCTGAGCGTCGGCAGCAGCAGTTCGCATAGTGTTTTCAGCAGCCAACATTTTTTGTTTTTCTGCCGTGGTTTCTTCTGGGGTCATGCCTGAAAAGTCAGTGCCAGAGAAGTCCATAGAATCCATAGTGGCTAGATCCGGCTTAACCGCAGACAAGATACCTACATCACGTCCTGCAGATGGGTCATACGAACGTTCTACAGGTTTCCGTACACGAACTAATTTATCTACGTCTGCTTTACCTTGATACCCTACGTCCGGGGTTTGCGGCTGTGTATACTTACTAATTGCAGCAGACATAAGAACGCGGGCTATTCTGCCCGAATCAGTGCTGTCGTCAAACATGCCCTCTAAAAAACCAAAGCTGCTAGACGCTGCTTCGCCTAAAAAGTTAAAAAAACCGTCGTCTTTATTTTCTTCTGGCATTTACTCTTCTCCAAGTATGCGTAGAATCTCATCCGTTCTGGATTTCACTTTCCCACCCGCGGCTAAGCCCTCTTGGCCGCTTAATCTATTTAATCTGTCTCTTGCATTATACATTACATTGTTCCCATAAGGGCTAAACTGCCCAGAACGCTCAGAATACGGAGTCAACTCGTCATAAAACTGTTGCTGCGATCCTGTAGCAAAAATACTATCGCCCCCGTAGACATCATAAGCATACTGTATTACCGCGGGGGTGTCAGGGGTATCAATATCTACCCGCCTGCCCGGAGCGGTTAACTGGTTAAGTCTAGCCTCTTCTTTTTTCTTTTCCTCTTCTTCGCGCTGATATTCTTCAAGTTCTGTACGTATGTCAGTGCGAGTATCAACATCTTGTTGTGTTACCGCGTCCTGCGTAGCTTGTTCATTTTCCAGTCGCTGGGCTTCTAAATCTAGTTCGCTTTGTGTTTTCTGGGCTTCTAAATCTAGTTCGCTTTGTGTTTTCTGGGCTTCTAAATCAGTGTTATACTGCTCTTCAGCATCCAGAGCAGCTTGATTTTGTGCCGCTATCTCAGCTTCCTTTTCTGCCACGGTCTTGTACATGCCGGTAGCAGGGTTAAAATCTGCGTCAGGATCAAAGCCATCGTAGTTACCAAGTGTATACGCATTTGTCAACAAAACCAAGTCTTCTTCTGTAACTAAATCATCTTGTCCAGTTACGTCATAACGCGTTATGTTATCTACTTTGTCCTGAGCTAGCTCCACACCTGCCAAGTAGTCAGTTACTAGCGCTATATCTTCCTCTGTAACTAAGTTGGCTTCTTTACCTAACACCTGAGCGGTAGCATCTGCCGCATCTTGCTGTTCTGATATTGTGCCTTGTTGTTGTTCTATAGTGGTGTTAAGGCCAGATATAATGGCATCTCTTTCAGATATTGCTGTGTTATTTGCTTCAACTAACGCGTCTTTTTGCCCTTGGAGCGTAGCAATATCGCCTTCTAACTCACCGATCTTTTCAGCTCTATCCGTTAAAGTTTCGCCATCCGCTAAAGCAGCCTCCTCAAGGGTTTGTTTCTGCCCCTCAAGGGTGCTTATATTTTCGTTTAACTGGTCTATTTCTTTTGCGTTCTCTATAGACATTTCCCACAAACTAGTAACAGTACCTTCAGCATTTGAAAGTTCCGTTTGTAAGGCTGTTTTTTCATCTTTAAGAGCTTCTATTTGCCCGTCAAGCGCAACCTTGTCTGCTTCAAGTTGAGTTATCTCAGCGTTTCTAGCTTCTAGCGTTTCACCTGCGGTAAAGGTACTGTTTTGAAGGCTCTCAACTTGTGCTTCTAACCCGGCCTTTTCTTCTTCCAGCCCAGCTATCTCAGTATCCTTTCCTTGTAGGGCTGTAGCTTGAGCGTCTTTTAGGTCTTGGATTTGTTCCGCTGCCGCTGCTTCTTGTTCTTCTTTGAAGGTGTCGTAGGCAGCATCTAAGTCTTCTATTGCTGTATTTCTTAAATCATCGTAGTCCGCTTGAGTAGCAAAACGCTCATCTTCTGGGAACTCGTCAGCATTATCCCCAGTACCATCATTGTCTGTATCTGCAGTTTCGGTAGCATTATTCGGGAATACGTCAGCCTCATCACCTACACCGTCATCATCCGAGTCAGTAGTTTCAGTAGCATCTTGTGGGAAGGCATCAGCATTATCACCCACGCCATCATCATCAGTATCTAACGTTTCTGCAGCATTAAACGGGAATATGTCATCGGTATCCGCCACGCCATCATTATCATCATCAGTGTCAGCATTGTCTCCAGTGCCATCACCATCAAAGTCTAGGGTTTCTGAAGCGTCTAGCGGGAATGCATCTTTTCCATCCTCAATGCCATCATTATCATCATCAGCATCAGCGTTATCACCTACGCCATCATTATCTGAGTCAATAGTTTCAGATGCATCTTGTGGGAACAAGTCAATAGCATTTTCTACGCCATCGCTATCGTCATCTTGTGTTGCGTACCAAGCATCGTACGTTGCTGCATCAAATACAGTGTCATCATTAGGTCTAGGGTCAGCATTATCACCAACACCATCATTATCGCTATCTAGGGTTTCGCTGGCATTATTTGGGAGAGCATCAGCATTATCACCAGTACCATCATTATCTGAGTCAGTAGTTTCAGATGCATCATTCGGGAAAGCGTCAGCATTATCACCAGTACCATCATTATCTGAATCTAAGTATTCAGCAGCATCATTCGGGAATGCGTCAGCATTATCACCTACACTATCGTTATCTGAGTCTAATGTTTCAGATGCATCATTAGGGAATGCGTCAGCATTATCACCTACACTATCGTTATCTGAGTCTAATGTTTCAGATGCATCATTCGGGAATGCGTCAGCATTATCACCTACACTATCGTTATCTGAGTCTAATGTTTCAGATGCATCATTCGGGAATGCGTCAGCATTATCACCTACACTATCGTTATCTGAGTCTAAGGTTTCATTAGGATCATTCGGGAATACGTCAGCATTATCACCTACACTATCGTTATCTGAGTCTAAGGTTTCATTAGGATCATTCGGGAATGCGTCAGCATTATCACCTACACTATCGTTATCTGAGTCTAAGGTTTCATTAGGATCATTCGGGAATACGTCAGCATTATCACCAACACTATCGTTATCAGTATCAACAGATTCAGTAGCATCATTCGGGAATGCGTCAGCCTCATCACCTACACCATCATTATCTGAATCAGTAGTTTCAGTAGCATCATTCGGGAATGCGTCAGCCTCATCACCTACACCATCATTATCTGAATCAGTAGTTTCAGCAGCATCATCCGGAAATGCGTCTTGGTCGTTATAAACACCGTCGCCATCGGTATCGTTAGGTATGTTGCCTTGAGTTAATTGCCAGTATTCTGTTAGGGCACTATCTAAATCAACGTCTGTCTCCAACGCCATAGCAGAATCTAGATCGGCTTCCGAAGGAGCATCGACACCTAACCTAGCAAACGAATCTTTAGCTTCTGACTGCGTTACATACGAGCTATCATCTACCACATTTAAAACGTCTATGTAAAAAGCATTGGAGTTTTTGGGCGTTATGCCTAAGTCTCCTAGAGTGTTCTGTACTTGAGTAGCATCGCCAGAATTAATAGCTTCTACCACTGGTGGGCTAGTTAACACTAGATTAGTAAGTGGGTTGGAAGACTCACCCCCATTGTTATTTGTTAGAGTGCCTAGACCATATATTGTAGCCGTGGTACCGAACGCTGCAATAGCACCCACAGCGCCATTTAGAGCTATGTTACCTACTGCGTCTCTATCTGTTACCCCGTTGTTATATAGCGCAGATTCTACATATAGTGAGGTGCCTGCTTCTTGTACAAACTCATTTAAAGTTTCTTTAGTTACAACCCCAACACCATCAACAAACTTTTCCGCTAGGGTATATGCCGCTTTAGTTCCCGTGTCAGACAATACTTTTTTGTCTAAAGCACTAGCTCCGGGGATTGCGGACATCAGCACAAGGGATGTGCCCATAGCACCCATAGCTATTTCACCTGCTTTAGCCTCGGCTTCTGCGGGAGTGTATCCTATATTAATAAGCTCGTCGTAAGATGTTAGATACGCCTGCTCCCACGCTCCACCAGCGGCTTCAGTAGCTTCTAACCCCATGTTAGTAAGCACACCCACATTTACACCCAAGCCCGCGGCTACTTCAGGCGCCATAGCTTTAGCAGCAAGTTTACTAGTAATGTTTGCCGCCCCAAGACTAACAGCTAAAGTGGCTAATTCTTGGCCTATCTCCATGCCAATAACTTCTACTAGGAAAACTTTTGGTTTATCTTTTATTTGGCCAAACAGGGCTTCTAACTTGCCTCCAGCACCCTCTGCGTCTTCTAGACTCTGCCAAAACTCGCCTACGTCTTCTTGATACACGTCGGGCAAATACCCAAAAGACATAGCCTCTAATATATTTAGTTTTTTATTGAGGTCGTTATCTACAACACTCGCAAAATCTATTTCCGCATACTGTAAATTTAACTCGTCCTCGTATGCTTCACTGGCCTTCTCTAAAGTCTTACCCTCAGCAATAGCGCGGGTGTACGCACCCTCAGCTGCAGCCTGTCCGGGCAAACTAGCTACCCACGCACCTATGGCCCTAGCCCCAGTATTAAATATTTTAGCTACACCCGCTGGGAACCTTACCGCCACATTTACAAACGTTTCCAAACCTTCTTGACCTAGCTCTAGCTGACGCTCGTAGAACATCAAAGATGTTTCCTGAGACTCGGTTAGGGGGCCTTCAATAGCATTCAACCTATCTACATTTTCTTGCGCTTCTGCTATATTCTTTTCGTAATAGTCTAGAGAGTCTTTGGCTATACGTGTAACCCAAGATTGTTCATACCCCGGCACACCTCCCCTCGCTTCAGTGTCTCTTTGGAAGTCTTCTGCCGCCCTAGCATAATCTTGGAAGATTTTATTTTTTTCTTCGACAGACATACTTGGGTCTATGAGCTGGTTCATCTCTCTCATATTCTCGGCAAACCAAGCAGCTTCTGGGGATATGTCTACAGCATCTGCCAAAAACGTCGTATACGCTAGAGGGCTAGCCTCTTGGAGTGTACTCTTTTCCGTAAAGAGGGGAGTGTTTATGTAATTCTTTACTATGGGTTCACTACCATCATCGTTTAGTAGGTACTTTTGACCCCCGCCAATGTCGTATTGATACGTTTCAACCTTACCTGTTTCAGGGTTCCACTCAACTCTTCTAAACCCATCACCGCCCCAAACTACGTTTCCTTCCTCGTCTAGAGTGTAAGTTATGGTACCTTGCGCTACGTCGTTCATTCTTTTACGTATCTCGGCATCAGACATATCGTCATCGTACAAGTTACGGAAAAAGTCTTGTGCTGACCTATTAACTAGGCGCTCATCTAAAGCAGCCCTTGACCCAAATACCTCTGCGATTGCGGTGTCACCATTAGCTTTAACTTGATCGTCGTTTAAGTTGCTTTGTTCCTCTAAATACTCAAATATGGGGGTTCCTTCTGGCTTAAATTCTTCTGCAGAAGCAATAAACTGAGCCTGTATGGCTTTTAACTCTTCCGGCTCCAGTGTACTTATATCTACCCCACTAGCTGTTAGCGCACGTGTTACTAAGCTGGATACCGCGGCGGTAGTTCTTGAGACCCCTTCCATAAGGTTTGTAGGAGCCCCTTTTTGTACGCCTTCACTCAGGTAATGTCTGTACACAGTTTCGTCATCTGCGCCTTCCAGACCGTTCATAAGTTTGTATTCCCCAACATGGAAGTCTGGGGCAAGGGTATCTACTACAAGGTTAGTAACATCAAATAAGTTAGATTGTGTGTACGGGTCAATAGTATTGCTGTACGCAGATAGGTTGCTTGAGGCTGTCTCAAAGTCTTGGTCTAATTCTTGAAATTCTAACTCGTACTTAATTAGATCTTCTCTAGTACTAGTGCTAGCTGTTGCACGGTTAGCCAGTTGTTCAGTTGCGTAACTCCCGTAAGACTCAGCCGCAGTTATATCCGCTTGAGACTGTGACTCCCGCGCTATTCCTAACAACCGCTGCCACTCAGCGTTTATCTCATTGCTTTCTTCCTGCCACCGCTCTAAATCTAGAGTTTTACTTTTTATGGTGCGTACTACGCCATCACGACGTGCTGCAATTCTCTTGGTTTCCGCATAATCAGTGCCTAACCGCTCAAAAAAAGCCTTACCTTCGTCATCTACATACTGGTCTATGTTCCCACTAACTACGGCAGTAGTAAGACCTTTTTCTAACGTGGTGGCTATAGTTCTATAAAAGGCTTCTCCTGCGTCACCGCCCATAGCGACTGCAGTTAGTGAGTTACGTATACTCGCACTTAGAAGTTCGGGGCCCATAGCGTTATTTATTCGCTCCCCTATGGTAACTCCTCCAACCTTGTCTTCATTAGTTAGCACGTCGTTTACTAGCTCAGCCGTAACAACCTCACGTATAAATATTTTTGTTTTTTCTTCCGTGCTAAGGTCTTTGCCTAGTACCGCTGCAGCCACGCTTTCTTGAACTATCTCTTTAACTGCATCAGGTAAATTGTTGTACGCGCCCTTACTAGCCTCCGCTATACTATCTATTAGCGTGTCTATAGTTCCTTGGTCATCGTCTGGCAACTTATTAACTAATTCTGGGACTGCCGCGAAAGTGGTCTTTGACTCTTCAAACTTATCAGTCAAACTAGATAAACTATCGGTAGACATGGCATCGAATGCCTCATTGATAGTGTCAAGTAGTGGGTCTAACGCCTCTTCTACAACACCTGCACCGGCAGCAAAGACCTCTCTAATAGCATTTAGGCCTAGCTCATCCGCTATTTCTTCCATGTCCTCGGCAAAAGTGTCCCAAGTGTCTTCATCAAAAGTATCTAAAACACTATCTAACGCTCCTTTTGCGCTATCTCTCATAGAGGTAAGTACACCCTCTACATAATCTTTTGCTCCTATATCCTCTAAGTAGTCCTCAAGATTGGTGCCCGCTATACCTAATATGGCTCGTTCTAAAGTCTCTTCTTCTAACACTACCCTCGTTATTAGATCATTAACGCTATCAATAACCCAAGAAGGCATAACATCAATAGTAGTTTGTTCTACCCCCACAAAACCTAAAGCCGTTTGAAAATACTCTCCCCCAAAACCTTCCATTATGGGTACTATGGCATCTTTTGGATCACCTGTGGCTGCTGAAGTAATAACGCCTACGGACGCATTGTAACTTAACCCTAGTATGCCTGTACCCGCATAGGCTACAGCTGCAGCTTGAGAACCTATTGTCGCAGCTTCCGCCCAAGTAGACCCTGCATCGAGTGCTAGGTATTCGTGCATGGCCCCTATTTCAGCAGCTTCTGCCGCGGATACTCCGGGAGTCAATACCTCTAACTGCTCTAACCCTGCAACAACAAAAGGCAGGTAGTCCAGAGTGTGTAATGTCTCACCTGCTGCGGCCTGCCCCGCTTTTAGCCAAGCTAACGCTTTTAGGTTGCCCGTAGCCGCAAAATATACTGAGGCCATAGTAACCAGCATATTCGTTGCTACTGTCCAACCAGAAGGCTCGTCATTCTCTACATGTTCTACAAACATCATAGTGTATGACCCGGGAGGGGCTGTTCCCCCACTTAGGTCTATAAAAAACCCGTTAGCTTTTCCGTTTTCGTCGTACCTCAAAGGTACTTCATCTTCAGGCCACCCGTCAGGGAAATACCTGTTCATAATCGACTTTTCTTGGGTATACTGGAAGTTAGTGCTTGTACCACCGTACGAGTTTGAGTATACGTTTAGCTGTGGTTCATTTGGCATCTTCATAAACAAACGGTTCGGGTAGAAAGGGCTTCTATCCCATTGCGCCCCGAATTCTTTTCTCACTAACTCTAACGCTTCTGGATCGTCAAAGGCCATAGAAACAGGCATCTGCCGTTCTAGAGCTGTTCCAAGCCACCCAAATGCTTGGTTCATGCTATCCATTTCAAGGGTCTCAAAACTACCCTTCTCCGCGTCCCAATACTTCAACGCCTGCATATAGCCCAAGTCGTCTACCATCAGTGGGGTTCCCATGGAAGTGTACAACATTCCATTTATCATTTCGGTAGTGCCACCACCTGCCGCGTTTCTTTTACCTTGATTTTGCCACTTTAATTCTTGGTCATCTTTTTGCTCTTCGGTCATCCTATATGCTGCGAGGTATCCATCTGCATCATTCCTTGTCTCCCAGATTTTACCCATGTGTTGTACGTCGTCTAGGCCTTCTAACACGTTTATAGTAGAGAGTTCTTCAGCAAACTTTTCTTTTAGTAAGGCCTTTGTCTCAAGGGTTATTTTTTCTAACCGTTGCCTTTCAGCCGCTTCTTCCTTAATTCTATTTTCTTCATCTAGTATTCTTTTTCGCTCAGCCTCTTCCTCTAAGTCTTCATTGCCTAGAGTAATCCCTTGGTTGTAAACATCCCTAAAAGCATTTTGGTAGTAAGACTTTATACTGCTATCTTCTTCGGAAAGAAGTTTTTCGCCAACAAAACCTAAGCCCTCTAGCTTAAACTCCGCTAGTAGTCGCTCTTTGTCTTCCTGTGATAAGTCTTCTAGGTTTTCTGGTAGGTCGTGCTCAAAACGCAGCCTAGAAATAGCTCCACTAAGTGCGACAGTTATTTCTGCTTCAGGTGGATCCATACCCGGGACAGAGTTCGCAAAATCCAAAGCCGCTCCAATGCCATCAGAATTAAGTGCGTCTTCAAACTTCCCTTTAAATACTTCGTTAAGAGACTGCTCGTCAAAAGGGTTAAGCTCCCCTTGTACTCCAAAGTCATAGCCCCCTGTGCGGTCATAAAGCCTAGTTACCTCATACTCCCCGTCATCATTTTTATAGAAGTATTTAGCTATTAAATCGCCTCTATTATCAAACTCTTCACCGGGGAAATATACTGCAGCAATCTTCTTTTCTTGCGCTGTAAGTTGCGGTTGAGTCGAAGTCATCCACCCAGACATAAACCCAAGAAGACTTTCTACAGGCACATAGTCTGGTGTGCCCTTGCCAATTTTTGCCGCTTCGTACTGGTTAGTAGTTACCTTACGGCCACCATCGGGAAGTGTTACAGTCTTACCTTCAGAAAGATCTCGTAAAGCCACAATCAGGCCTTCAAAATCACCATTAAACTGATCCCTACTACCTAGCATGTCATCCGTTGGCGCAGGCGGAGGTTCGCCTATGGTAGAATTAAACTGGTCTAAATCTTCTGCATTTGGGATACCATCTTGATCCCAATCCCCCGACATGTAATGCTCAGTAAGTTGCCTTACATTGTTGGGGTCAACATCTTGGTCTAAATCAAGTATGCCATCTTCATCTAAATCTTCTTCTACGTCAGGTATGTTGTTGTTGTTTTGGTCTAGCTCGTTATGGATAATGTCAAATTCGTCAGCATTATTCCCTATGCCGTCACCATCAGTATCAATTTGTTCTGTAGGATCAAAAGGAAATGCGTCGTTGTTATCTGGAGTGCCATCCTCATCGGAGTCGCCATAAGGATTTTGTGGGAACGGGTCACGTATATCCGCTATACCATCATCATCAGAGTCTTTGGTTTTAAGTGCCGCAGGATCATCAATATTAAGTATGCCATCACCGTCCCAATCGTCTGGAGTACCATATTCTGAATCAGCGCCTTGCCGGTCTTCCCAAGAGTCAATAGCAGAATCAAAAGGATCTCCTCCCGCCATTAATTCGTCGTAATCTGAAATACCGTTGTTATCTGAATCGGGGAAGTCTTCGTATTCTACATCTCTGGAAATACTTTCACCGACTAGAAAATCTCCGTCACTTGTTACACCAAATGCATTCTCTTTGCCCGTATCTATAGTGTACGCAGTATCAAGATCAAAAGTATATTCTCCCTTCAACTCTCCATCGACAACCGTTTGCGTGTAAGCAGATTCAAATGCTAGTCGTTCAAGGGCATCTAGTTTTTTACCTATTTCAGCGTTTACAACCGTTTCAGGTTTATCGCTGTAGGGGCTAGCAGGAGAAATTAGGTCGTCTGTTAGATCATTTGGATTAATATCAAAAGCATACCTCAGCAGCATTAGGCCATCAGTTAGCGCGTCAACCTCACCGTTATCATCAAAGTCAAAATGCTTAAATAAGTCGCCACCTTCGTCTAATATTGTATCTAGGTAGTCGCTCATTTGTTGCGGAGTTCTAGTCGCATCTTTAGAGTATGCGTTTTGGACTAATTGAGTCCCCGTTAAGTCAAATAAACCCCTTAACAGTAATATCCCATCAGTTAAGGCGTTTACTGTGCCATCACCGTCAATATCCAATAAAGACTTCTTAGTGGGGTCAGCTTTTATTGCAGCAACAGCTTGAGCATCTGCTTCTTGCGCAGCTTTGTTTTCCGCTTCAATGCGTGCCTGCTCTTCTCTTATAACTTTAGCAGCGTTTTCACCAATCCCCGGCAAGTCAGATTCAACCTGTTCAGTGGGGTCATTAGGGAAATCATCAGCATTATCACCAGTACCATCATTATCTGAGTCTTTAGTCTCTGCCGAATCCTGTGGGAACGCATCAGCATTATCGCCAACATCATCACCATCAGAGTCGGCTGATTCATTAGGGTCTGATGGATAGTAATCTTGCCTATTAATGACTCCATCGTCGTCGTTATCCAAAAAATCGCGGGCATCGCTAAAACCGTTGTCAAACGCTGCACCGACAAGTTCGTCGTAGTAGTCAGTAAACCCTTCTATGTCCTCCGGGTTAGTCATACCAAATTCATAGCTAAGAAAAAGCTCTTCTATGTCGGCCATTGAGGGGTGTAACTTAGATACCGCCCCATAACCCTGCGGCTTTGATTGGGTAGCTTCTCCAGAAAGTACGCCTTCAGCCTTATACGCTTTTTCTACTAAGTTAATTCCAGTAGAAGAGCCCGAACCTCCGGGGTTGTATCCATCATTTCCGAAGTCGTTTGCCCAAGGAAGGTCAAGGGCATCCGCAGACTTCTTCATTAAATAAGCATCTGCCAACATACGCTCAGCAGTAACCTCGCTAGTGCGGTAGGGCGTATTGCCTTTCTTAGACTCTCCGATCAGAGAGTCCATAGAGATTATGTTGTTTTGGAAGCCTAGTTCACCACTAGACATCTGATTTTTAAATACATCAGAAAGCAGGTAAGACGTTACTATGTTTTTAGAATTAAATTCTTGGAAAAGATCATTGACTATTGAAGGGATGTCCATACGTTGAAGTATGCGGCTTGGCGGGTAGTCTTCATACTGATACACCATTTCGCCTAGGTTGTGATCCCACATCCCACTATGCTTTTTAGAGGCATCATAACGTTTTGCTTCAAACTGATCCCACAACCGGTCATATACTAATTGTTCCCCGGCATCAAAACCCGCAATAAACGGATACTTTACCTGCGCAGGAACTTTGAGGCTACCCTGCACAGTAGACGCTATAACATCATCAAAGTGACGTACTATATCCTGTAGGGTTTTTTTAGCCATAGGTGTCCCTATACTGGGTCAAGAAATGCGAATTTATTATATATTCTGTTTCCGTCTTCGTCATCTTCCCCAACATACTGCTGCATAAATAGGGTATCTATATCAGTCCTTCCAGATAACGAAGTTTGAAGCGCAGCCAAAGCAGCATTCGCTGTAGGCATATCATCCTCAACTGTAGAGTCTACTACATCTACAGGCTCATTATCCACTAATTTCGTGTATCCTACTTGTATCATACTGTGTTCTCCGTAAAACCATAATACCCAAATAGTATGGTGTTAATATTAGTTATGCTAGATACATGGTCAAACTGTATTCTTATAGTACTATCAGTCGTTTCGCTACCAAAGGAGAAAGTCAGAGGTATCATACGTATTTCATAACTAGATGGGGGCAAACTTATATATTGACTATAGAAATCAGGCACTGCAACGTAAGTCCCCGGGGTAGTAAAACCTGACTTACTGTAAAACACTTCTACGCCATTAAATACAGTTGCTGGGTCGGGGAACTTTGATATTCTAACGTATGTAAAACCAGCATAATAATAATATTCAACTATGGTGGCTGCATTAGCCCCCGCTGCAGTAGTGCCAAGTTTCCCCATACCAGAAGCAAGTTTATCTGTAATGTTCCCACTTACCTTATACCAAGCGTTATATGTAGAGGGAACGGTTACAAACTGCCATGTTCCAACAGAAACTCCGGTGGCCGCTTTACTAACCATTTGCATGAGAATTCTAAACTGATGGTTGAGTTTGCTTGATGATGACGAAGTATTACCAATCCTCATTTTTAGGGTAAGTGTTAGGCTTTGAGTAGCCGCATTACCTGCTGGAGGGGCGGGGATAGAAAATTGTCTTATAGTAACAGGCGAGGTAGTGTTTATATTCGTCGAGGTATTAGAGAAAATACTCTGCTTACTACTAAACGGCCCAGTTATTTTTGCAGAAGTTACAGCATCATCAGCTATCTTACTAGTGGTTACAGCTAGAGGCTGTAAAGCGGCAGAGTTTACCGACGCAGTACCCATCTTTTGAAAAGTTATTGTAGCATCAGCAATTTTAGCTCCTGTAACCGCCAGATCAGCTATTTGTGCTGTAGCTATAGTCCCACTTAGGCTAGATGTAGGGTAATTAGTAGCATCACTTAAATCAAACGCAGGGGTAGCATCAGACTGACCTAAATCAAGAGATACCCCACCATAAGATACACTGTCATTAACAAGTTTACTGTTTTCTATACTGCCAGCTAGTTGCGCATTCGTAATGGTTCCACTTAGGCTAGATGTAGGATAATTAGTAGCGTCACTTAAATTAAATGCAGGGGTAGCATCTGTGCCCCCAAGAGACAGTTGAACACCACCATAAGAGACAGTGGAATTAGATAGTTTTGCATTTTCTATACTCCCAGCTAGTTGCGCGTTCGTGATAGTGCCTACAAGACTAGATGTAGGATACCCAGTAGCATCTGACAGATTGAACGCTGGTGTAGCATCAGAGCCACCTAGTGATAACGTGACACCACCAAAAGATACTGTAGAGTTTTCTAACTTACTATTGGGTATAGAACCATCAATAATATCATCAGAATCAAACTGCAAAGCCTGCCGTAATGCTTCGTCTACACCCTGAAAATAAAACCTAAGTATAGTGTTTTTAGATGCCTCTGACGCAGGATTATACTCTGGAGGAGCATTAGGTATTATTGGCGCAGAGAAAAACTTTTGCGTGTCTCTTACTTTATTAGCCATTACTTACCTCGTCTACCGTCTGGTCGCATGTTTAGTCTAGGTGTACCTAGCTGCCACGCTACTCCTGCTTCAGTCGATTCTATTTTCATGGCTAGCTGTCTACCTCTAACTCTAGTATCAAGCTGTTCCGTATACTGTTCTACTGTATCTTGAGATAACACAGTGCCAGAGCTATTACCCCCTTCTGATAGCGGATCGTTGTTTGCAGCACCGGGTTCACTAGACCCTAATAATGACATGGTAACAGCTGGCCCACCAGAGTTAGACCCTACAAAACTAACGTCAGGTATTATCTTATCTATAAACGTAAAACTAGTACCTGATTCTATGCCAAACTGTCCAGACTCTATGTAAGCATTTATCGGCTGGCTGTCAGCTTCCTTACCATCATCATTACCTTTTTCATGTTCTACCAAGTTATTTACGCTAGTGGCAGCTAGTGGGAAGTCGTTAAGAGGCGAGTCTAACCACGCACTTCTATCCATAGTACCGTAGTACCAAATATCATCCATATAGTTATACACTACATACTTATCAGGAGCCACACTGTTTACATTATCTTTCGAGCAATAGAACCACCATACTTCGTGGTATTCTTCTAAGGTACCAGCAAAAACTTGTGCGTATTGCGTTTCGTCTAAATCTTCAAATATATAAGTTCGTACATCACAACGCATGGGTTGGGCGGTACCATCATACTTATAAAACTTCCCTATCCCCATCCAATACGCGACTCCGTTGACGTACGCAACGGCCTTCGATGAAGCTATGGACATGTTCGACCCAACCAACTGAGAACCCCATACTACTGGAGCTCCAACATACTGCAATGAGTACAGCGCAGAATCTGTGAAAACCAATATTTCTTGCCGTGACTGTGTGACTGCCACTATTTCTGAACCTTGCGATAGTTGTAAATCCCCTGCTTGATTAGTTGAACGTGGTCGCCAGTCAAACATATCTTCTTGATCTGACCAACGTAGTAATAAAGGACTCTTAGTCTCTGTAGCATCGCCAAACGCATTACAGCCAAAAGCAAACACAAAGCGGCTAGCATCTGAAACTAACAACAATTCATGCACCACAGGAACCTCCGCAGACAATTCGTACTGCACTGTTACAGCACCTCCACCCCCTACATGCGTATCCGTGGCGGGGTCTATGCCAGATATAGCCTCAGTAGTAAACGTATTTGAAGCCTCATCAACTAAAGCTATCTTATGTCTCCCGTTAATGTTGGCTTGTGGTATCCCCCCTATGGCTCCACTACACCCCGCTATGGTTACATGTTGCCCAACCTCATAAGAACGTATAAGAGTAGGGTCATAAACCTGTATTTGTGTGGTATTTACAATCGAGCTTAGGGGGTTATTATCAAATACCACTACACCTGATCCCGGGGTTGAAGTAGTAGCTATAGGGTTTGCACTTAAAGTTATTACCGTCTTGTTGTTTGATACAGCAACTACTGTAGTGTTCGCAGCGAAAAGACTAGCGCCATTGTCCGGGTCAGTGCCTATAATACTCATACCTACACGTACTTTTGCCCCAACTGAAGCCTCTACAGACGTGATTCTGATTGAGGAAGTGTTAGTAGTAACTCCAGTGTCCGTTAATGACACATCAACAGGGCTGCCATTAAGAACATTTTTTACTGGTACTCCAGAAGTTGCAGTTTTAGTTACGTCGTCAAAAGTGGCTGATCCTGTGTCCCAGTAGTATATCTCTCCGCCTTTAGGGCCCATTATAAGGTCTTCGCCATAAATAGCTTGGTTCCACACTCTTAGTTCTTCTACGCCAACACCATCACCACCATAGGCTCCATCGTCATAATCTTGAGAACTCCAACCTTCTAACCCAATAGCAAAGTCTGGGCCCGGGTTCACCGAAAACGTTGTAAATATGGTAGCTCCGTTTTGTGGGACAATAAAATTCGCCCCCGTAGAAGTTGCCGTACCGGCAGTTACAATCGCGTATTTATCTTCAGTAATTATTTCAGTTATAACATGCGTAGTATTTAGTTGCGCAATAGTTATACCGCGATAAGTAGGAGCGCCAACACCCGCGCTATTCTCAATGCCAGAAATAGTAACCCGAGTACCAACAACCGCACCATGATTTGCTTGAAATATTACTACCCTTCCCTCACCATCAACAGTCTCCAAAAAATTGTTAGGGGGATTTACTTCTTGGTTGCCCATAGCAACAGTTCTAGCGGTAGGAGTTATGTCGTAATACGTACCGGAGTGTTCTACAAAAAACCCTGCGCTTGTACCTACACCTATATATTTTTTAGACCCAAGGCTAACCCACTGTAATAAAGATCTACATACTCCTCGAAAAGAAGATAAACCAAATCGTTGCCAACCACCAATCTTTTCTGGATAACCTTGCTTAAATCTGACTTTATCGCAATCACGCCAACCAGCTTCGTTGGTATACTTAGTTACCTCACGGTTGATTCCGGGATTAAGCTGAACCTTATTAAGTGGCATATTAGTACTTCCAAGCTACTGGGGTAGTCTCTCGCGTGTCAACATGTACAAAACCTTTAGCAACCCCAATACCATTGAAGCCCATAATAGAAGCGTTACGTATGATAGACATACGCTGTGCACCACCCGTTACTTTAATGTCAACAGCAATACCCTGTGCATGTGTTCCTGCAGGTTTGCCACTAAAGATTTTTGCCGCTTCTATGCTATGTTTAGGCGATCTGTACCCAC